ATCAAAACCGTCACTACACCGAGTGGTGCGGAGAGTTTGAAGTAGTTGCCGTTGAGAGTTCACCCATCCTTGAGGTGGGTGTTTTTTCTGAACAACCTAAAAAGCGTGGCAGACCCGCAAAGGTGTCAGAATGAACTTGCAGCCTTTAAGAGACAAAATCCTAGTGCGTCCCGAAAAGCGTACGTTAAGCGACACTTTAATTGTCCATTCGGCAGAAGCGGATAGCCGTGGAACAGTCATAGCAGTCGGCCCAGACGCACAGGCAGAAGGCTTAAATGTTGGTGACCGCATCACTTTTGGTACGTTTCACAAAGAATACAAAGACGAATACCTGAAGTTTGAGGAAATCAAGCACAATGAGGAACGCTTACTCAAAATGAGTTGGCAAGATGTTTGTTTTGTAATGGAGGAAGAATAATGCCCTTGATTAAATCCAAGTCCCCCGAAGCGTTCAAAAAGAACATTAAAGCCGAAGTTAAAGCTGGCAAGCCAGTTAATCAAGCCGTGGCAATTGCGTACGCTGAGAAACGAGCAGCTACAAAGAAGGACAAAAAGAAATGAAAGAGCAATTAGAAAGACGCATTGCTGAACTAGAGAAGCAAAAAGAGCAAATGCTTGCTAACTTCCATGCCATTTCAGGCGCTATTGCCGAAAATGAGGCTTGGCTACGCCAGCTTGCGGTTGAAAAGATAGCGGAAACCGAGTAAATTATTGGCACTATGCCAACACTAGCCGACATTTACAGCATGATTGACTCTGCCAAGCGCAGAGGGTCTGACCTTATTCGTAATCCAGGTGCAAGCCTAGAGCAAATGGCTGGTTACGGCATGGACAGGGCAAATGCGGCTAGGGATCAGCTTTATGAGGCTACCGAAGCAGAAGGCATTGGTTACGGGCCTAAAACTCAAGCATTAGCCAAACAAATGGCTGGCGCTTACAACCCAATTGGAATAATCAGCGAATCTTTGATTGCCAAATATCCAAAAATTGCACTTGACATAGCTGAATCACCCAAAGCAATTGATCTTTCAAGAATTGTTGTTCCTAAAGAAATGCGTGGTCAAGGTGTTGGATCAAGCGTTATGCAAGATTTAATAGACTACGCTGACCAAACAGGCAAGCAAGTCAGATTGTCACCTACATCAGATTTTGGTGGCAGTCCAACAAGACTTAAAAAGTTTTATAAAGAATTTGGTTTTGTTGACAATAGGGGTAGAAACAAAGATTTCACCACCAGAGAAACAATGATTAGAAATCCATTGGAATCAAATGATTGAAAAACTAATTAACAAATACTACGAAGGCCATTGGTTGTTTGACCGAAAAATGGTTTTTATATATGGCGCTATATTTGGTGCAATAACAATTTCACTTAAATGACTGAAACAACCGAGAAACGCCCTGTTGGTCGCCCATCCCTCTACAAACCAGAGTATTGTGAGGAAGTTATAGCATTGGGCAAAATCGGTAAAAGCGTAGAACAAATAGCCTCAAGATTAGGGTTTTCCCTACGCACAATGTACGAATGGCGTGATGTGCATGAGGAATTTTCGCACGCCTTAAGCGAAGCCAAGGAACATGAGCAAGCATGGTGGGAAGATCAAGCCGACAATTACATGGTTGAGACTAAAGACGGGCCAAGGTTAAACGCAACAATTTGGTCTAGGTCTATGGCTGCACGATTCCCCAAAAAGTACCGTGAGCAAGTCAAGCAAGAGATCACGGGTGCTGATGGTGCGCCCTTGTTGGCTGGCATCCAAGTCACGTTTGTGAAGCCAAGTGAGTGAAGTTAACCAGGCTATTGCAAAGGCTGAGTTCCCACTCAAGCTAGAGTGCCTGTTTAAGCCCTCACGTTACAAGGTTCTTTACGGTGGACGAGGCGGTGCAAAGTCATGGGGGGTTGCTAGGGCTTTGCTGATTAAAGGCGCTCAAGCCCCGTTAAGAGTGCTTTGCGCCCGTGAATTCCAAACATCTATCAAAGATTCAGTCCACAAGCTATTGTGCGATCAAATAGAGGCACTAGGACTATTGGGCTTCTATGAGATCACTCAGGCTTCAATCAGGGCAAAAAACGGCACAGAGTTTAGCTTTGTCGGCCTAAAGAACAACGTGGCTAATGTTAAGTCTTACGAAGGCGTTGATGTGTGTTGGGTTGAGGAAGCCCAAACAACAAGCCGAATGTCGTGGAACGTGTTGATTCCTACCATTCGCAAAGAAGGCTCGGAAATATGGGTAACTTTTAACCCTGAGTTGGAAACCGACGAAACTTACCAAAGGTTTGTTTTAAACCCGCCTGAGAACTGCATCGTTCAAAAGGTCAATTGGTCTGATAACCCGTGGTTTCCCGAAACGCTAAAACTTGAGAAAGATGCGTTGAAGTTTCGTGATCCACAGGCTTATAACGTGGTTTGGGAAGGTTTATGCCGACAGACGGTAGATGGCGCTATCTTTGCCAAAGAAATGCAATTGGCAGAGTTGGATGGGCGCATTACAAAGGTCAACTATGACCCTACAAAACCCGTTCATGCCATCTTTGACCTTGGTTGGTCTGATGCTACGGCAATTTGGTTCTTACAGTTTATAGGCATGGAAACCCGCCTAATCCGCTACATTGAGGGCAATCAGCAGACCATGAGCGACTACCTGGCTAAAATGCAGACGTTTGGTTACATCTATGACACTCTTTGGTTGCCGCACGATGCCGAGAACAAGACTTTGGCAGCCAATGGCAGAAGCATTGAGGAAATCGTAAGAGCGGCTGGGTACAAGACCAAGATAATCCCTAGAACGCCCATCATGGATTCAATCAATGCGGCTAGGACAATCTTCAGAAATATGTGGTTTGACAGAGAGAACTGTCACGAGGGCTTGCAATGTTTGCGTCATTACAGGTACGATGTAGACCCAGACACTAAGCAATTCAGCAAAACGCCATTGCATGACAATTATTCGCATGGCGCAGATGCTTTTAGGTATATCGGTCTGATGGTCAATGAGCCTAAAGAGCGCAGAAAGCCAAGACCTACTGCAAATTATGGTGGTCAACATTCATGGATGAGTTAAAATGACCCCAAATCACTTAGGGCAACATCATGGCAGATGATTACGATCCACGAATTCAGGAAGCTGTAGAGTTTCTAAAGTTTGCTAACGATGCAGACACAATGAACCGTCAAGAGGCTTTAGAAGACCTAAAGTTTGGCGGTGGCGATCAATGGCCTGTGGAACTGCAAAACTCCCGCAATCTTGAATCACGCCCCGTTATCACGGTAAACAAGGTGGATAACTATTGCCGCCAAGTTTCAAACCAACAACGTCAGCAGCGCCCCCGCATCAAAGTTCATGCCACAAATACGCATGATGATATGGTGGACGCACAGACCATTGGCGGGATTATTCGCCACATTGAGGTTAACTCCAACGCTGATCATGCTTACGACAATGCGTTTGAATATGCAGTTCGCATGGGTTGGGGTTATATGCGGGTTAAGACAAACTATGTCTCAGAGGATTCGTTCGATCAGGAAATCTACATTGATCCTGTGGACAATCCATTTACCGTTTACTTTGATCCCAATTCGGTAGCGCCAGATGGATCAGACGCAGACCGTTGTTTAATTACAACAATGATGCGAAAAGATGAATTCCGCAAGTTATATCCTGATGCTCAAGACGGTGGCACAAGTTTTACACAACGTGGAACGGGCGATTCGCAGTCTGAGTGGATTACCAAAGAGGACATTCGCCTTGCTGAGTATTACTACACGGTCAAAGAAAAGGCTACTTTGTACCTTTTGAGTGACGGCACATCAACATTTGCTGACGATAAAGATTTCTTTAAACGCCTTGATGCTTACGGCATTACGGTGGTGGACAAGCGTGATTCGTACAAAAAGACAATTAAATATGTAAAGCTGACCGCAGTAGAAATTATTGAGGAACGTGATTGGGCGGGTAAATACATTCCAATTGTCCCCGTGTACGGTCGTCACATCATTATTGGTGACAAGCGCAAAAAGTTTGGAATGATTCGTTATGCCAAAGACCCACAACGGATGTATAACTTTTGGCAAACTTCAATTACAGAAAGCGTTGCACTTGCCCCTAAAGCTAAGTGGTTGATTGCTGAAGGACAAGATGAGAATCACGAATCTGATTGGGCAAATGCCAACATCAAGTCTTTCCCACTACTGAGATACAAACAGACTGATATTGATGGTCGCCCTGCGCCAGCGCCTACTAGACTACAACCAGAGCCGCCCCCAACTGGCGTTATGGCTGCCGCTATGGGTGTGGACAACGACATTAAAGCAATCATGGGTGTGTTTGACCCTGCACAGCTTGGTCAAGGCAACATTTCAGGCAAGGCTTTGAATGGTCAGCAACAACAAGTTGACCTAACAAACTTTGACTATTACGACAACCTTACACGGTCAATTGCTCACATTGGCAAAATTTGCCTAGACCTTATTCCTAAGATTTACGATACAGAGCGTGTCATGCGAATCATTGGCGATGATGGCAAACCCGAATTGTTGACGATCAATCAACGAGATTCTGTTGGCAGAGTGCTGAACGACATTTCTGTGGGTCAATACGATGTGGTGATGGAGACAGGCCCAGGCTATAACTCCAAACGCCAAGAGGCTGTGGACAATATGCTTCCATTGTTGTCTGCCACACCAGAATTGATGAAAGTGGCGGGTGATTTGGTGTTTAGAAACATGGATTGGCCTGGCGCTGACATTATTGCTGACCGCCTTGCCGCTGCTAACCCAATGGCTCAAATTGACGATAAGTCTAAAGTGCCGCCACAAGTACAAATGCAATTGGCTATTTCACAGAAGCAGATTCAGGAACTTACACAGGCGCTTCAAGCTAGAGATTTAATGCTCAAAAACCGCATGGACGTTGAGCAATTACGTCAAGATTCCGAGACCAAGCGCACTCTAATGAAAGAGACAAACAAGGCGCATGAAGTTGAGATTCGTGAGCAAAGTGATCGTGCCGAAATGCAATTGCGGGTGGATGGTCAAGCACACGATACTGTGCTGAAAACTCAGACTCAAATTGAGATAGAACGCATGAAAGCAGACATAGCTATTCAATTGGCTACTTTGGACAGAATGACGCTTAAAAATGCTTCTGCCGAAACAACTGAACGGGCTATTTGATTTTGTAAAGAATTTGTGGTAAAAACCACTAAACCGTACCTATGAGGTTCATAGGGTCAAATCGTTGGGAAACGTATGTCCGATAAAGAAGCGGGTCAAGTATTGACTAGCGAGAATGCAGCAGAATTTTATGCAAACAGATTAGGTTTAGCTGAATCCCCTGCGGATACTGAGG